AGACTTGTACCTGTACGGTGCATTGGCTGAGGCTTATGCGTACTTGCTAGATGAGGCACGTTCTCAGCAATATGATGCTAAGTTCAGCCGCATATTAGAGGAGATAAAGGTAGATGAGCAGAGAAGTCATTACGGAACTGGCTCTTTGCAAATCAAATCAGTTTATTCACAACAAAATTCAGTAGCGGAGAATTAAAATGTCAGCTTTTTCAGATTACTTGGAGAATGAACTCCTAGACCACGCACTAGGCACTGGTGCATTTACAGCGCCAAGCACAGTGTATGTTGGTCTATCAACAGGCTCACTGGGCGATGATAACTCAGGCACAGAGCTATCAGGCAGTGGTTATGCTCGTCAGTCTGCGGCTTTTGATGCGGCAGTATCTGGCACAGCAGATAACACCTCTGCTATCGAGTTCCCAGCCGCAACAGCTAGCTGGGGTACAGTGAGCCACTTCGGGATTTATGATGCAAGCTCAGCAGGAAACTTGCTTTTTCATGGTGCATTTACAGCCGCTAAGTTGATTGATACAGGCGACATCCTAAAGATTTCTGCTGGTGACTTAGACATCACGTTAGACTAAGGATTAGGCCATGCCTACAGGCACTCCAAGTCTCGACAACTTTACCAAGAATGATATAGATGCGCTGACCATCTCTATGGACAGTGCGTCTTTTCTTACGCAGGTTGACTGGTCTAACCCGACATTAGAGCAGTTAGACGCTTGGGGTGATATGGATTCTCTGGATGGCTTCGGCACTCTGGAGCAGTTATATCTGCTGGATGTAACACACTTTCAGGCAAGCATTACAGCTACAGCATCCGCTACTGGCGCTGTTCAGTTTGCTATTGAAATGCCAGCCTCAATCTCTGCTTCGGCAAGTGCTTCATCTGGTATCAATCGTGTGCGCCCCATTGTGGGTTCTGCATCATCTTCAGCGACTGCATCGGCAGTTGCCACACCTGTAAGGCAGGTTAGCTCTTCGGTGAGTGCATCCGCTAATGCGGCCAATGTTATAACAAGAGTAAGAACAGACACAGCGTCAGCAAGTGCTGAGGCTACAGCAACATCCGACAGCAATTATCTGTTCAATGTTAATGCGGCCATTAGCGCCTCTTCAAGCGCCACTGGCTCGTATAATGGCATATTTGCTATGTCAGGTGCTATACAGGGGCAAGCTAGCGTCTCAGTGGACGCAAAACGGCTTGGCGAGGATTGGTCTGATGTTGGCATTGGCAATGAGATATGGACTAATGTTACAATCGGCTCAGAGATTTGGTCACAGCAAACAACTAGCACAGGGACTTGGGCAGGCTTATGATACAGTTCGGTGAATGGCTACCAGACCAGCCAGATTTTATGAACGCAGGCGTTGTGACTGCGGAGAACGTAGTGCCAGTTGCAAGCGGTTATGCGCCCATCAATGAGTTTGTGGCATATTCTGGCAGTGCGACAGATACCCTTCTGGGTGTATTTGCGGCTAAGGATGATGACGGCAATATCAAGCTGTTTGCTGGCGATAATGCGAGATTGTATGAATATAATAGCGGCACTAACGGTCTGGATGACATTACCAACACTGGCGGCAATTATAGCCTGACAAGCTCAGAGCGTTGGCGGTTTGTGCAGTTCGGTGACACGGTTATTGCGGCTGGTGGCATCGGTGAGGAATTGCAGAAGTTCCAGCTAGGTACTGACAGCAACTTTGCGGATTTATCTACAGACGCTCCGAAGGCTGACTTTATTGCAGTAGTGCGTGACTTTGTGTGGACTGGCAACATTGACGAAGGTTCTGGGCGCAAGCCATACCGTGTGAAGTGGTCAGCGTTTAACGACATTACAGGCTGGACAGCAGGAACTGACCAGTCAGACTTTCAGGATATACCAGATGCAGGCAATATTGTCGGCATGGTTGGCGGTGAATACTGCACAATATTGATGGAACGTGCCATCGTCAGAGCCACATATTCTGGCCTGCCGCTAGTGTTTCAGTTTGACAAGGTTGAGACTGCTAGGGGCTGTCAGGTATCTGGCAGTATCTGCAATATCGGGCATACGGTGTTCTACCTGTCAGATGATGGATTCTATGCGTTTGATGGCTCTCGCTCACAGCCCATTGGCGCTGAGAAGGTGAATCGTTGGTTCTTCGAGGACTTTGACTTTGCTTACAAGAACAAGATGACTAGCACGGTTGACCCACAGAGGCAGTTGGCTATCTGGTCATACGTATCAAACGATGCGCTATCAACCACGCCTAATAGATTGCTGATATACAACTATGCACTGAACAGATGGTCTATCGCTAACGTGGACGCAGACCTTATAGCCCCATTCTTTACAGCAGGTTACACGCTAGAAGCGCTAGACAACATCAACACAAGCATTGACGCATTACCAGCATCTCTGGATAGTGCGCTGTATAAAGGTGGGCAGTTCCTGTTCGGTGGGGCGCTGGGTGATAAGATTTACGCCTTCACTGGCGACCCGATTGATGCCACTGTTGAGACAGCCGAATCTAGTCTAGTGAAGGGTAAGCACACGATAGTGACGAGGGTATATCCTTACCACGAGGGCGGTGATGTCACCATAGAGGTAGGCACACGGAACCTGCACAGTCAGGCGGTGACGTTCTCATCAGCCGTAGCGCCCAACACAAATGGGTTTTCTCCGTTCCGAGAACAGGGCAGGTATCACAGAGTGCGGTTTAATATCAGTGGCTTGTGGGACTTGGCGCAGGGCATTGATGTGGATGCTAGAGAGATAGGCAGACGATGACAATCAGGCAGAGACAAACAAACTTCAGAACGCTGAACCCAGTGACTGCAACTACCAGAGAGATTGCAGAGGTTCTGAACAGGACGATTGAGGGCGGTTTGAACAGCATCGGTTACGCTACTCTAGCGGCAAACGTAACGGAAACAACGGTTGAGGATTATCGGTATAACGTGGAGAGCTTGGTTTTCTTTGTGGGGTATGACCACGACATTACGTCTCATCACCATCCATATATCAAGTCAACCAGCACTAATGGCGTTATGAAAATTGGACACGCAAACAATGGACACACAGCAGATGTCGCATACCTCATTATTGGCTGAATGGGAGCGTTGCAAGCAGTATATTGCACCTGCATTAGCCTATGCTAACGACAGCCACACGCTGGATGATGTGTGGCAGGCAATACAGCACCAAAAAGCGGCATTTTTTCCTTTGGAAAAATCTGCTATAGTGGTGGAGATAGTTGATTACCCCCAGCGCATAAGTTGCAGGATATGGCTAGCAGGCGGTGATATGGACGAACTCATGGAAGCAGAGAAGAACATCTGCGTGTGGGCAAGAGAGCTAGGTTGCACTAGCATGGAGATTATAGGCAGAAAAGGCTGGGAGAGACAGCTATCAGATTATACGGCTAGCGCTGTAGTATTAGTGAAGGATTTATAAGATGTCTAAAGGTGGCGGTTCAACGCAAACAATACAAAGTGGTCAAATGGCTAACCCATTTGCACAGCCATTTATCAAGTATGGTATGCAAGAGGCGAAGGACTTATACCAGTCAGCTACGCCCCAGTATTACCCTAGCTCCACAGTGGTAGGCTTTAGCCCTGAGACACAGCAGGCTATGTCAGGCATGAGGGCGGCCGCTAGTGCTGGTAGCCCATTTGTTCCAGCCGTGCAACAGGCTGTAATGCAGAACCTGACAGGCACTAACCCACTATTTCAGGGTGCTTTGCAGAACACTATTCAGCAAGCTATGCAACCAGCTATGTCTGCTGGCAGATACGGTTCTGGCTACGCTCAGAAGGCTGTAGCAGAGGCTGTAGCGCCATTGATGTACCAAGCACAACAGCAGGCTATACAGCAAGCACCAGCCGCTAGAGAGTTCGGCTTTGCTGACCTCCAGACACTGGCAGGCGTTGGTGCGGCTCGTGAGGCGCAAGAGCAGGCAGAACTGCAAGCGGATATTCAGCGCTTTAACTTCGAGCAGGCACGTCCAGCACAGAAGCTGGCAGATTATTTGACTATGGTTCAGGGTGGCACAACCGCACTTGGCGGTGGTGTACAGCAAGTTCAGCGCAATCCAGCTCTGGGCTTCCTATCTGGTGGTATGTCAGGCGCTCAGTTGGGCGGCATGTTAGGCGCACAGGGTGCGGCGGCAACGCCATACGCACTAGGCGGAGCATTACTCGGAGGCTTGTTCTAATGGCAGACAGAAGATTTGCTACAGAGTTCATCAACCGCCCGATGGCAGGGATTCGGACTGGCGGCACAGTAAACCGCCCAGCGATTAGAACCAGAGGTTCTATTGGCTTGTTTCCAGATGACAACAGAATTAGTGACATGCCCCTGCCTCAGATTGGCTCAGGGGCTTACTCACGCCTAGCCGCTACACAGCAACCATCACCATATGATGACGCTATCATGCGTAGAACCAGAGGCATGGGCGCACTGCCAGCAGGCGGTGACTTGCCAGCACCTCCACCAGCTCCTAAGTCGCCTTCCCTGATGGATAGGCTAACCCCTGCTATGGGTACACCAGCGCAGGCAGGTTTGGCATCTGCGGCCGCAACTGGCTTGCAGTTATCTGGCTACCGTCCTGTTCCTATCACCACTGCTGAGGGTTTGGGCGCTATGATGCAGGCTGGTATGAAGTCTTACAATGAGGCGAAGGCGGCAGAAGCGGCCGCTAAACGTGCTGACTTAGCTGATAGAATTGCTATTGCTCAGTTAAACAAGAAGTCTGACTTTGAAAGTAGGCTGGAACTTGCTGGAATTGACCCTAACAGTCCAGAGGGGCAGAAGTTTATCAGAGAGATGCTGACCAAGTCAGATACTGTGTTTATGGGTGGTGACAAGCAAAAGGAAGAGGCTTACAAAGCGGCACTATCCACCAGAAAAGAAATGATTAAGCAAGTGGAAAATGACAGAGAGTTGGGTGTAAGACTGGACACTGCCATTGACCTTTTGCAAAGCGGTGTAGAGACAGGCAGGTTGCAATCTGCAATGTTGCCACTTAAACAACTTGCCAGAGAGATGAATATTTTAAGTGATGACCAAGTGACAGAGTTATCAAACCAAGAAATCATCGACAGTGTGGCCGCATTTTTGACCCCAAGAATGAGAGTTGTTGGCTCTGGTGCATCTTCTGATAGGGATATGGACTTCTTCCAAAGAGCCACTGT